AGCAACGGGTGGAAGTTCCGGTTCTGTAACTACAGCAGGCGGTACAGCAGGTAAGATAGCTAAATTCACTTCGGCTTCAAATATTGAAAACTCTATAATGACTGAATCGTCAGGTTTGATTGATTTGGCAGGAGATTTAACATTATCGGGAACGATAACCACATCAGATGCAGCCCCATTTGTTTTATCATCGCCAACCACAATTGATTTTCACCAGTCGGGTTCGGGTACTGTAAGATTTGTTAATAATACATTTGGGGCAGTTAATATGTCAATAACCAATGCAGGAGATGTTGGTGTACGTGGTGCATTAACCGTTACTGGTGCTGCATCTGCAAGTAACCTATCAGGTACTAACACAGGCGACCAAACTATCGCTCTCACGGGCGACGTTACAGGCAGCGGCACGGGCACGTTTGCGGCGACGATTGCAAATGATGCGGTGACGTTTGCGAAGATGCAGAACATCAGCGGTAGTCACCTAATCGGCAGGCATTCCAGCGGCAGCGGCGACCCGCAACAAGTCGGGCTTGATGGCGGATTAGAATTCAGCGGCTCAAACATTCGGCGCGAGGCTCTTACTGGCGATGTGACGGCTCCAGCAGGCAGCAACACGCCCACGCTTTCCAACACCGCAGTCACTCCCGGCAGCTACACCAGCGCAAACATTACCGTTGATGCGAAGGGGCGTGTCACTGCGGCTGCAAATGGTAGCGGCGGCGGCGGAACTCCAGGCGGTGCTAACACCGAACTGCAATTCAACAACTCAGGCGCTTTCGGTGGCGCTGATATTCGCTGGGTTGACCCTTACTTAGAAATGCCGATTGAAGGCACGTCAGCGACAAGAGCGAAGATTGGAATGCAGTCTGGCGCTGACAATGGCGCTTTTACGGCACGCTCTGGCGATCTTTTGACCTATTGTGGCGATGCTGGTTTGTTGCCACAAAGTCCAGGCGGCGGCTCTGGTGGTTTAGGTGGTAATATTTACACCATTGGCGGCGATGGGTTTACAAGTGGTGATCCTGGTGGGGATTATAGCGGCGGGAATGCTGGGAATATTGAAACCAGCGGCAGTAATGCGGCGGACGGAGTAAATGGGCTTTATGGTGGCGACATCATCACAAAAGAAGGCGGCGGCACTATTAACACTCTCCAGGGCTTTATTGAGCTTGGACAAGTAGGCAGCAGAACCACCATCGACAGCGGCGCGACAACTGACTACACCCTCGTCACACCAACAGCCGCAGGCACCGCAGGACAACTGCTAAACGTCGCAAGTGTGGCTGGTAGCATCGTCCAGCTCGGCTACCTATCTACACCCATTGCAATAGCCAACGGCGGCACAGGCCAAACCACCGCCGTCGCAGCTTTCGACGCCCTCGCCCCAACCACCACCAAGGGCGACCTGATCGTTCACAACGGCAGCGACAACATCCGCGTGGCAGTTGGCACAACGAATGGGCATGTGCTGACAGTGGATTCGGCAGAAGCAAGTGGCGTGAAGTGGGCGGCGGGTGGGGGTGGTGGTAAAGTTGCGCAGGTAGTGATGGCTACAACAACAACGTCAGCTTCAATTACAGCAACAATTCCTCAAGACGACACAATTCCACAATCCACCGAAGGGGTTGAATTTTTAACGGTGACACTGACACCAACAAATGCGGCATCAACAATTCATTTGCAATTTGAATCGCAAGGTTCGGCCAATGGAATTAGAAATATCATTTTTTCTTTATTTGAAGGTAGTGCATCTAACGCTTTTGCAGCGACTTATTACACCGTTACGACCTCAAATTACATGAGTCCGATGGTTTTGAGCGCTAGCATTTCGGCGGGATCTACAAGCGCTAGGACATACAGATTAAGAGCAGGGTGTAGCGCTGGAACAGCCGGGACTGTTTATCTGCTGAGAGATGCCCTGGCATCACAATATTTTGGAGGAACAAATACTGCACGTTTGATTGCCACGGAAATCCTGCCATGAACCTAACCGAAGCCATCATCTTAGCCCGCCCCAACGCTCAGTGGTCACTGCGCGGCGACACCCTCGACGGTCTTACATGGATCGGCCCCGGTGAGCCACCGACGTTGGAGGAGCTGCAAGCTGCATGGGACAACCGCCCACCGCCCCCACTCCCCGACGCCGAAAAATACCAAGTCCTCGATTGGCTCGACGACCACGGCATCACCAGCGCCCACGTTGACGCCGCGCTGCAAAGCATTCCTGACGAAACCCAACGCCGCAAGGCACTGCTCCGCTGGCACAGCGTCAACCGCATCCCGGCGGACAATGCGTTTGTGGTCCACGTCGCCAACCAACTCAACATCGACCACCGCGAGGCTTGGTCTCAGATTCTTGCGAAATAATGACACTCGAATCCGCTCTCTTAGCTGCTCTCTCTGGCGTCACTGGCGCTCTCTGTTGGGTCGTAAAACTCATGTATGCTCGGCTGGTTAAGGCTGAAGAAACAGTCGAAGAGCTACGGCAGGAGATGGAGCGGCTTGAGCGCGAGAACGGGCAGAACTCTGCCAAGGTATCGATGTTTGAGCGATGCCCGAAGCGGCTGGAGTGCCCATTTAACGCCATGACCCACGGCCAGCCATGAGCTTTCCAGAGCCTTCACATCTACGCCGCCAACGGCACAAAAACACGCACCACATCAAACTCGACAAAATCCCAATGAACTCACTCGTTGCTATACTAACCACCAGCAAGGGCTGGATCATCCGCCAAGCTATCAAAGCCACGGCTTACATCACAACTCCGCTGACCGCTTGGCTTGCAGCCAACGGCGCAGATGGCGACCAGACGCAAGCCATCGTCTCTGGTGTTGTCGCGGCTGTCGCTGTGCTGGTTGAGCTTGGGCTGTCCTTTGCGGCGCGCAAAAACCCATGACCGGCAAAGCCCATCTCCGCCACAAGATCGAACGCATCAAGGAAAGGCTCGCTGTCGCCCTTGTGCTAATCTTGGCTGTGGCGTTGTGGCTTGCAATCGGATGGATGTGCTGGACTGTAATCAAATCACCACCATGAGCGAAGGCATATCCATAAACGACATCATCAACACCAACCTGCGCACGCAGCGGGAGCGCGTGCAGTCGATTCACGAACTGGCCTTTTCAGAGCCCGACGTGTCCAGCATCGCGCCACACGTATTCGCGGCTCATGAAGAGCAGATCGCCAGAGCAACAGCACCGCAGCCGCAACCGATCACGGCTGAGATCACGTTCAAGCCTGACATTGGCGCGTTCGAAATGGTCGCTGAGACTCGAGACGCAATGTCGCTTCTCAGAGCCTTGGGGCCACAAGCAAAGATTACCATACACTTCTAGCATGAGCGCGCTACTCCCTCCTCAAATCGTCCGCATTGCCTCCGCAGAGATTGGAGTTACCGAGATCAATGGCAGCAACTGTGGCCCCCGTGTGGACGAATACAAGGCGGCAACGTGGCTCGACCCAAAGAAGGCCTGGCCTTGGTGCGCAGCGTTTGTTTGCTGGGTGGTGCGCGAAGCAATGACAGCGGCAGGCGTGAAGGAAACCAAGACGTTTCAGCGACCACGCACGGCAGGCGCATGGGACATGGAGAATTGGAGCCGCAAGCAGGACGACAGCACCTGGACGCGCAAGCCGCACCGTGGCGACATTGCCCCCGGTGACATCGTTGTCTTTACCTTTTCGCACGTTGGCTTTGCCGTATCTGCGCCCGACAAGAACGGCTTTGTGATGACAGTCGAAGGCAACACCGACTCAAGCGGATCTCGCGAAGGTGGCGGCGTGTTTCGCAAGCGTCGGCATATCTCGACCATTCGTTCGCGGATTCGGTTTTGCGTGTAAAATGTGGCGTCACCGGCAAGTTTAAAGGGTTTGTTGTTGTTCCCGTGGTGGCTTGCTGGTGACGCCCTTTCGCATCAAAACAGCGTGAGCTGAGACTTAGCGTTTTGCAGGTTCTGGCATGCTTGCTTGAAATACGACTCCTTCAGCTCGCTACCAACAAAGCGCCGATTCAACTCAAGCGATGCGTAGCCTTCGCTTCCAATGCCGGTGAACGGCGAGTAAACGAGATCGCCTTCATTGCTCCAGAGCGTAACAGCGCGCTCGATGACGTCGAGCTGCAACGGGCAAATATGCCGCTCGTCTTGATCGTCACGCGCGCCATCGCGATTCAAAACGCGCCCTTGATCGACGGTCATCCAGACTGGCGACGCGACCTCTTGCCACCAGTCCACAGGATATCGAGCAGGGTCTTTTGTCACTGGCTTTGGATTCTCTCCTGGCTTGCGGAACACGAGCAGATAGTCAGAGCATCCAACACGCGAATCACAGGAGTCAGCTTTGAGCGTCTTGTAGAGCAGTCCATGGGCCTTGGTGCGCTGCATCTCGGTAACTGGAGACTTCCAGATGCAGATACGCGAGTGGAACAAAAAGCCCTTGCGCCAAAATGCGCGGATGATCTCGCCAGAGAAGTCCTGAAACTCAATCTTGCCGTGCTTCCATTTCGTGCTGAGAAGATCCACGCAATGAACAGCAACCTCACGCCCAGGAATCATGATGCGCTTCAGCTCCTCGATGAGCAGTTCAAAGTGCTGAGTGAACTCGGACAAGTCAGCGCAGTTTCCCATGTCCTGCAAATCGTCGGAGTAAGTAAAGAGATCCGCGAATGGTGGCGAGAATACCGAGAAGTCGATGGAGTCGTCTTCGATCTGTTTTGCCACTCGGACGCAATCGCCGTGGTGAAGAGTCCAGTCCTTGCCGTATGCCGTGGTGATGTCCGTTTTCATGGTTAGTTTTTTGGTCTGATGTTCGCTGAATGCGGCGGACGCAATCTTCATCCGCTCCTGCATGTTTTGGTGTTGTTCGATTTTGCGCCTGACGGTTTTGATGATGGCATCCTCGGTGGACGCCTGAACGATAAATGCGTTGACGGGCTTTTTTTGACCGAAGCGGTAGGAACGGCGCAGAGCCTGATAGAAGTCCTCAAATGAGTATGACAGTCCGACAAAGGCGACGTTCTGACAATGCTGCCAATTCATGCCGTATCCAAAGATGCCACTCTTGGAAATCAGCACGCGCAACTTGCCGCTCACGAAGTCATCAGCGGCTTGCTCTTTTTTCTTGGACGTATCAGATCCGCGAATCTCGACGGCGTCGGGCATGGCCTTGGCTAGCTGCTCGCTCTCGTCATTGGTGTTGCACCAAACAATCCACGACTCAGATGATGCATTAACCATCTCAGCAACCTTGGCGACGCGAGCAGGTGAGGTGAGCCGCATCTCTTTGTGCATCGTCGTGGCCGACAGCGTAGGAGCGCGGAAAAGCTCGCCCTCGCCCGCGCCTTCGACTTGATCGACTTCAACGGTGAGCGTCTGGAGATTGAGCGGCGGCAAATCGTAGCCATCATCGCAGAATCCAATATCGGACGGCTTGGAAACGCACGCCGCCCAGCTTGCGACCCAGCGCCAGAACTCGGCCTCAGCGTGGCCCTTGAGTCTCCAATCGCCCGTGTTGAAGGTATCGTTGATGAAGAACGTGGCGAGCATCTGAGCTGGCGAGCAGACGCCGAGGAAATCAGCGTGCTGACCGAACTCAGTATAATCGTTTGGCGATGGCGTCGCCGTGCAACACAGCCGATAGGGAGTCTCGGCAAAGGTATCGGTGAGCAGCTTCCGCATTTTGCCCGTAAAGTTTTTCAGGATGGACGATTCGTCGAGAACGACGCCGGCGAAGATCGAGCAATCGAACTTCTCCAACTTCTCGTAGTTCGTGATCCAGATGCCAGGGCTTGCGACATCATCGCCGCTCTCGGCTACCGTCGCACTCAGCCCAAACTTCAGCGCCTCTTGCGCGGTCTGGTGAGCGACTGCGAGCGGCGTGAGAATCAACACGCTCCCGCCAGTCTTGCGGCAGACCTGAGAGGCCCACTCAAGCTGCTGCGCCGTTTTACCAGCGCAGGACGTGAGCTTGCCACTCGAAAAGAGGAGCGATGATTGGTAATGGTTCAAAGCCGTGCGATGCGGCACGTCGCGTCTTTGCTTCAATGAAGGCATCGTAATCGTTCATGGGACTTCACAAACGCACAGCGGCCTTTGACTGTAAAGCGCAAAGTGCAGAAAAAGAATTTTCTACTTTTATTTGACGCGATGCAAACCGTGTGATTTAATCATCTCGTTAACCACACGAACGATTATGGCAAAAACATCACGCAAGCAAACGGTAAGAAATCACGGTTATTACACATGGCCATGCGGAGGTCGAAAGTATGCGCTGTTTGCAATAGGTAATTCTAACGGATTGGGCGTATTTGCCAGTCAGTCCGCCGCTTTTGATTTTGCCATGAAATTGCCAGCAAGGGCAACTACAGAACTGTAACACCATGATCACCACTCCACCACCACAAATCCCAACGGCGACCCTCAAGGTCACCGCCGACCTTCACAGGCGGCTCAAGATCCACGCTTGCCGCAATGGTTACAAGCTCCAGGACTTCGTCGAGCGCGTGCTCGAAAAGTCGCTCAACCGCAAGAAGCCGTAATCCATAACTACATACAACACCGATAATACCAAATACAGATCGAACGATGAAACCGACCCTTAACACTCGCCGATTGCTTACCTTTGCGCGATGGATTGCATCCGCATCCTTTTGGCAATACTGCCGCCACCACAGCACCTTGCCGCTGTGCGATAAGCAGGTCAAGCACGCGCAACTTTTGGCGCGCTGGGCAAAGCACGATCTTCAGGCATGGAGGGCCGCGACGTTCCAATGACGATTGATAGCCTCATTCGCCAGCTTGTCGAGCTAGCCGACAACCTGCCCAACGGCCTTGACTCCGATGTCGTCGCCTGGGTCCGAGTCCCGAATGCCGGCGAATCCGCAGTGCTCGAAGTCTCAGCAGTCCAACAAGGCTACCGCATCACGCACGGCGGGCCTATCGCAACAATTTGCCTGGATCAACGGGCATGACCAAAACCAAAACCAAAACGAACGATATGAATAACACTACGCTACCATCACCTAAACGACTCCATAAAAAAGGAGTCACCGAATCACCGCGCCTTGTTTTGGATGCGGTTCAAAAGTATAAGGTCTATCAATGGGTTGAGAAGAACAAGGAAATGTGCGAAAAAAAGTCCGCTGAAGAGCTTGCTCAAACCGCATCCAAAGACATTGGATTTAGCATTTCATCGACTAGCATTTTAACCTTCAGGAATGCGGTTTATCCTGACCTTAAAAGGGTTCGCTCATCCGTAAAGACTGACCATTCAGCGCAATTGAGCGCGAGAGTTGATGCTCTTGAATCCAGGATGAATGACATGGACGCATACTGCAATTACCTTTGCGAGGAAATGAACAAGTTGGAGTCAACAATCAAGGCGAAACCTTAACCGAGCACCACGAACAACAATGAAATCCCTCCTCTATTCCTTCCTGCCCTACTGGGCTATCGCATCTATCCGCCGTCGTCGCGACATTCAACGCCGTTACAAGCTCGCTGTGCGCGAGAATGGGCGCATCTACGGCACTTACTTGGGCCCGCTCTGAATTTCCACCACCGCACTTCCCTACACGTCACGCCACTCCACTTCACGACATCTAATTTCCCACACGCCACGTCACTTCACACCACTCCACGGCACTTCACGGCACCACACGACACGCCACAACACAACACCCAATCCCCAAACCCAAACCAAAAACACAATGAAAACAAAAGTTCACCCTTCAATCATTATGGCCGCTCTAGCAGGGGCCGACATTCAAACAGCCGCAACCGTGACATTGCCCTCGCCTCTTGGTGGTCGCGTGATGTCGATGCCATCACTCCGCATCCGCCTGAAGTTGGTCAATGAACCGACGCGAAGCCAGCGCAAGAAGCGCAAGGCTTGCCGTCAAGCCCTCGCGGCGGGAGATCGTCGCGCCTTTAATCGCTAACCCAAACCCAAAAACACAATGACAACCGAACTATCCACACCTGAAATCACTGACATCCAAATCCAGCGCGAGAACGCCGCGTTTGAGATGCTTCAAAGGCAAGCCAAGATGTTCTCCACATCAACCCTCGTCCCGAAAGAGTTCCAAGCTAACATGGCCAACTGCGCGATTGG